ACGGTGCAGCTCTACCCTTAAGGCTCGCGCGCGCTCGAAAGCGTGCGTTGACCCTCCGACACTTATGCTCGGCGCTATGAAACTTGCGCATCGCAGCAGCTTCCGGATCTAAGCGACCCGGATCGGAGAAGGGGTATTTCTTCAGGAAGTTTGCTAACTGATGCCACCGGCGATGTTCACCGGATGAACCATACAGCTGTTGGGTCCATGCACCAGTTATGTCCAGGAAGGAGGAGAATCTGTTACTCTGAAGGCAATTCAACGCCTGAGTAACTTCCGCTCCCTGGAGAGTGAGGTCCTGCGCTAGAAGACTGAAAGCCTTGGGTAAGACCTTCGGGTCGAAGCTGAAGCCCTTGCGGACTTTCTTCTGTGGGGATGACATTGCGTATCTCCTGTTTCAGCGTGATGAAGTAACCAAAGGTGAGTGCCAAAATTACAAGGCATAACACCAGTGGAAGAGCCGATCCATTCTTCATGGACTGATACCTCGCCTATTAGGCGTTGATATCGAGGGACTTGACATGCTTGAGTGCGTCCGCGGACGCCAGCCAAGATGCCATATCCGCCAACATAAGGACGATGTCTGCGTCCGGCGTGCCGACTGGCACGCTGAACGGTAGACTGCCTATGAGGGTGCTCGTTTCACCAGTAGCTGCATTAACAACGACCGTCTTCGAGAACTTCGCCGCCGGCTTCGCAACGCCTTTGAACGTCCCTTGTGGCTTCGGGTAGACACGGCTCAGTTGGAATACATCCATAACTGAGAGAGTGTTGGCCGGGCCAGCATAAGTGACGGAATCAGGCAAAACGCGATCCGAGGTGTAAACACGAGTATTGATTGTTGGCATTACAGTTTCCTTAGGTAAACCTTGGGGCACGATGAGGAGTCTTCAACAGACGCCTATCTGGGCCTTACAGGGGTTTAGCGGTTTTTAATCGCTGGATAATCAGAGACAACGATGCTAGGATATTCGTGACATTGATCCGAGGATTGTATGTCAGCCCTACCTTCTGCACCAAATCAACAGGAACGCGCTCGGTTCTGATATACGAGTACGTCCCTATGTCGCCACCGCCTGACCCGGTATATCCCGCGAGATTGCTAGTTAAGTCGCCCAGTTGCTCGACGACCGAACCTACATCACGTATGGTGTATCCTTGGGCCAAGTATGTCACATTCATGGAAGGAGTCAACGCACCAATTAACTTGGATATGTTTAACGCCCAGTCTACAACGAACGACAAAGGAGTGAGCTCCCATAAAGCTGCGGGTATATCTTGCAGCCTCATTCCAAACCTGGCATTAAAGCCTGGGTCCAGCTTGTATTCGTACATGCAGTAAGCACGAACCGATACAGTCCTGTTGGCAAACGCTTGGATTTCTCCGCGCATTTCACCCATAGGATCCGCATAAGGTCGTGTTTTATCCCTACTGCGAGACACCGTCTGAAATCCGCGCGCTGTTTGGCGTTTGGACTTTTTGAGGCCCGTGAGGGTTTCCAATATTTGCTCAACATCGTGCATAAACGGCCTTACGCCGTAGAGCACAGTGAGGTGCTGGTTAGCCAGATCTTTGGCAGACTTGCCATTAATCAGGCCTTTCCCATTACCGGTGTGCTGTAGAAATTGCC